GAGGCCAGCACCTGGACGCTGATGGTCGGGGTGTTGGCCGGGTCGTCGGCCACGAAGAAGCCGTGGAACAACGCCACGTTGTTGGTCGGCCCGACCTGGACCGAGGCATGGGCCACGGTGTCCTGGAAGTAGTCGCCGTTCTGCCACACCCCGACGGTGAAGGTCACCCCGCCGGTCGACAGGTTGCGCACGTTCAGCCGGTAGCCGTAGATGACGTTGGTGTTGGGCAGGGTGATGATGGTCTGGGTGGCGTCGATCTGGGCCCCGGCGCTCGCCGGGATGGCCTGGGCCGGGTTCCAGCGGATGTAGCCGCTGCCGCTGCCAGTCGACATGGTGAAGGCCCGCAGGTAGAAGCCGTTGCCGCCGGCCCCGCCGGCGCCCGGCAGGGAGAAGCCCCGCTCCAGGTTGCCCAGCCGGTCGGAGGTGTTGTTGAGCGTGTTGGGCAGGCTGAAGGCGCCGGGCGTGATGAGGCCGCCGCCGGTCGGCAGGGATGGGGCGCCGATGGTGGGCGGAGGCGGCGCCGCGATGGCGGTGACCCCGGCCGATCCGCCGCCGCCGCCGGCCGCGGCGCTGACCCACGACGGGGTCTGGCCGATGGTGAGGGTTACGGTCTCGCCCCCGCCGTCGTCCAGGACCACGTCGATGCCCGTGATCCGCTTGACCAGGTCGATGACGAGCCGGCCGGCGGCCACGAAGAAGTGGACCGAGTCGCCGAGCCAGACGAGGTCGGGGTTGAAGGCGCCGGGGGCCAGGGTGAACGAGTAGGTGGCGGTCAGGGCGTCGTCGACCATCAGTTCCAGGCCGGCGGCCAGCTGCACGCTGGCCTGGTCCTTCAGGTCGGTCTTGCCGATGGCCGCCTCGAAGCGGCCGTAGGTGGTGGTGTCGGCCGCGACCACCGACACCGGCAGGGTGCCCTGGGCGCCGGTCATGTAGATGGCGTTGGCAAAGGTGGCGCTGGCCAGCTGGCGCTGGGCCGCCACCACCTCCCGGCCGTAGGCGAGGGTGGGCGAGCCGCCGGTGCGGTAGCGGTCGCGGGCCGGGTAGAACAACCGGAACTGGCCGTTGCCCGAGACGTCCCAGTCGAAGCCGTTTTGTTGCTGGGCCATGAGCTGGATGGCCTCGCCCACCTTCTGGCCGGGGTTGTAGTTCATCGTCCGGGTGATGCCGGTCGGCACCAGGGTGTCGCTGCCGCCGGCCGGCGGGATCCGCCAGATGCCGAGGTCGCTGAGCAGCTGGGAGTCGGCCAGGAGGCGCCAGGCGATCTCGGCCTGCTCGAGGTTGGTGAAGCCGAGGGTCGAGGTCGGCCAGAGGATGCGGCGGTCGAGCATGCCCCGGTAGTCGGTGGCGGTGAACGAGCTGGTGTGGTTGGTGGCCGTCAGGTTGTCGTTGGCCGCCCCGACCCGGCCCTTGAACATCCACTCCCCGTTGCAGGTGGCGTACACGTCGGTGGCGAGCTCGGCCATCTGGGCCGCCTGGGGGTGGTCGCCCGGCAGGTCGAAGGTGACCTGGGACGGGCCGGCCAGGGCAAAGGACAGTTTACGGTTGGTGGCCACCACGAGGTCGGCCTTGACGGTGCCGGGCGCGGTGCCGGCCACCAGCAGCTGCCAGTTGTTCACAGCCAGGAGTCCCGCCAGATCAGGTCGACGCCCGACCCAGAGCCCGAGGTGGCCGGGGTGAAGGTCACGGTGTTGGCCGCAGCGGCCAGCGCCGGCCAGGTCGTCTGGGTCTGGTCGACCAGGTTGTACTGGTTGGAGCCGTCGTTCTTGATGACGGTGTGGGTGTCCATGGCGGCGTCGACGTACTCGCCCGCGGCGAGCGTGGTGTAGACCATGGCGAACTTGCCGGTCGGGGCGCTCGTGACCGAGACCACCGGGTTGGTGCACGGGCCCCGGATGTGGAAGGTGGGCCAGGCCCGGAAGTTGCCCCCCGGGGTCACGGTCAGTTGGCCGCCGGCCGGGATGGTGGCCCTGGTCTGGCTGGTGGCGTAGCTGAGCGGGTCGGGCGCCTTCCAGCTCACTGTGAAGGCCGACACGGTGGCGTTGGTGTAGGGCGCCGACAGGGCCGCGGCCCGCAGCCCTATGGTCCGCTGCGGCTGGTCGCCGTCGACCTGGTAGTACAGCACCGGCCGGGCCGAGGGGTCGCAGAAGGCCATGAGCTGGTCGAGGGCGAAGCCCCGGGAATGGTTCGGCGAGGGCACGATCGAGCCGGCGATGGTCACCGCCCGGGGGCCGAAGAACCGGGTCGAGTCGTAGCTGCCGTCCTTGGCCGGCTGGGCCGAGAGGATCTCCCTGACCTCGGGCAGGGCCAGCTCGAAGCTCGACACCCGGTAGCCGCCGGCCTCGTCCATAAAGTCGATGACCCGGGAGCCGAGGATCAGCAAGAGCTGGGCCGGCGAGGGGCAGTAGGCCACTACAGCCGCCCGGCGGTGGTGGCGAAGGCGACCTTGGCCATGAGCAGGTCGAGGTCGGCCCCCCCGGTGAACACCGCGTTCTCGATGTTGACGGCCGGGCCGACGCCGGTGCCGAGGGGGACCACCGCCTCGGGCCCGGCCTCGCCCAGCAGGGCCAGGGTCGGGGCGGTCACGATGCCGCCGTGCTGCAGCGCCACCGTCGGCAGGGTGGGCATGCCGAACTCGTTGCCGCCGAGAACCGGGACCCAGCCGGGGATCTTGAAGTGGAGCTTGCCCACGGTGTCGTTCCAGGCCCGGGCGATCAGGTTCCAGGCCCACACGAAGGGCGAGGCGATGGCCTTTCCGACGTCCTTGAACACGTTCCAGATGTCCTGGACGATGCCGCTGAAGAAGTCCACAATGCCCGACCAGTGGTCGACGATGAACTTGACGGCCAGGCCGAAGGGGCCACCCAGGATGGCCAGCAGGAGCGGCCAGTTGTCGGAAATCCAGTGCCACACGTCCTGGAGGATCTGCCACACGAAGTTGACCGCGGTCTTCATGGCGCCCCAGATGGTGTCCCAGTTGCGGTACAGCACGTAGCCGATGGCGATCAGGGCCACGATGGCCAGGCCGATCACGCCGATGGTCACCACCATGGGCGACAGGGCCAGGTCCATGGCGATCCCGAGGCCGGTGAAGACGGCGGAGAGAACGGTGACGATGCTCGGCAGGGCCAGCAGGACGATCCCGAAGGTCTGGATGGCCGGGGCCCACTTGCCCCCGAACTTGGCCGCCATGTCCTCGAGGGTGGCCCGGATCTCCCGCAGCTTGCCCCCGAAGGTGTCGGCCGCGGCGGTGTCCTGGCCGGCCAGGCGCTTGCCGATCTCGTCGATCACGGCCATGTTGCCCTGCGACGCCCGGGCCATCTCGTCCTGGGCCTTGGCCAGGCCCCGGTGGGCGTCGGCCGCTTTTGTGGCCGCGTCGGCGTTGCGGTTCTGGGCGTCGGTCAGCTTGTTGTGGGCGTCACGGGCGTTGTCGGCCGCGTCGACCACGCCCTGCTGGGCGTCGGCCAGCTGCTTGTGGAGGTCGTTGTAGGCCTTGGTCCCGGGCACGGCCTGGTCGGTGACCTGCTTCAGGTTGTCCTGGGCGTCGGTCAGCGACGAGGCGGCGTCGGCCTGGCCCAGTTGGGCCTGCTGCAGGGCCAGGGTGGCGTCGACCACCTTCTGGGGGTCGAGCCCTTTCTGGGCCGCGGCCAGGTCCTGCTGCGCCTTGACCAGGTTGTTGGCCGACTCCTTGGTGCCGAGCTGGGCGTGGGCCACGGCCAGCTCGCCGTGCTCCCGGTCCCGGGCGTAGGCGCCGGCGTTGTGCTGGATGTCGTACAGCTTCTGGCTGATGTCGAGCAGCTTCTGCTGGGCGTCGATCACGCTGCGGTCGGCGTCGCGGGCCGAGCGCTGGGCCCCCGACAGCGCCTCCCGGGCCGAGGTGGCGGCCTGGTCGGCCGAGGCCGCCTTCTGGGTCGCGGTCTGCAGGTCGGTGGTGGCCTTGGTCAGCGACGGCACCGTCTGCAGGCCGAACTCCTTCAACAGCCGCCCGGCCCCGTTGTAGGTCTTGACCAGCTGGGTGGCGGCCGTGTCCAGGCTCTCGTGCTTGGCCGCGGCCAGCTCCGAGGCGGTGCCGAGGGCGTGGAGGGCCTTCTCCGGGTCGCCCATGCCCTGAGTGAGGATCCGCAGGGCGTTGTTCGTTTCGCCCGCGGTGTCGCCGAAGCGCTCCTGGTGCTTGACCGCGGCTTCGACCTGGCCGGCGTAGTCCTCGTAGTCGTGGCCGGTCGCCTGGACGGCGGCCTGCAGCTGCTGCTGGGACTCCTTCTCCTTAGAGGCGACCAGGGCCAGGGCGGTGCCCGCCGCCGTCACCCCCGCCCCCACCCCCAGCATGACGGTGCCGACGGTCTTGCCCTTGCCCGCCACCGCGTCGAGCGCCCCCTCCACGCCGGCGATGGCGCCCTGGAAGGGCTCCAGCACCCCGGTCTGGTTGAGGGCGCCCAGCATGGTCCTGAAGGCGCCTGAGGCCTTGGAGGCGGCGCTCTGAGCGGTCGAGCCGGCCTGCTCGAAGGCCTTGCCCAGGCCGCTGATGTCCCCGAGGACTCTGACGACGACCGACGGGCCGGCCGTGGCCTATCGCCTCCTGGCCCGCTCGAGCTCGGCCGCCTCCCGTTTCATCAGCCGGATCACGGCCAGGTAGTCCTCGTCGCTCAGTCCGTCGACCTCGGCGGGTAGGCAGCCGAGGTACTTACCGATGGCGGCCCGGTTGTCGGCGAGCTGCCGTTGGTAGGGTCCGCCTCGGCGATCTCCACCTCCACGTCGTAGGCGTGGGCCCACATGGCGGCGGCGTCGTAGGCCGGGAAGTCCCGCATGAGGGCCCGGAAGGCGGTCAGCCGGAAGGCCTGGTTCTGGGCCAGGTCGCCGAAGCTGCCGCCCTCCATGCGGGTAATGGTGTCGATGACCCGCTGGGACGGCGCCCGGGAGGCGAAGGCCGGGGTCACGTGCACCACCTCGGGCAGGACCACCGGCTCGTCAGTCATGAACGGCCTCCCCGCTGCCGGTGGTGTTGGTCCAGGGGTAGTTGGTGACCGCCCGGGTCACCGCCTCGGCGTACAGCTGGGCGGCGCGGGGAGCCAGCTGGACGGCGGCCGGGAACAGGTAGCGGCCCCGGTTGTTGTAGGTCCGGAAGCTCTCATGCGGCGCCTTGCGGTGGCCGCCGAACTCGACCCAGCCGGCGTAGCGGATGGACTGGCGGCCCATGCGGACCCCGGCCCCGGTGCGGGAGGCGGTGACCCGGACGTCGCCGGCCAGCCGGCCGCTCACCTGGGGCAGCGAACTTCGGGCCGCGGTGGCCACCGGCTCGGCCGCCGTCCGGCCCGCCTGGACCATGGCCTTGAGCAGCGGGCCGCCGGCCTCGCCCATCTTGACCAGGTCGCGGCGCAGGGCCTTCATGCCGACCACGGCCACCTGGGGCGCCGGGGCCATTACGGGTGCTTTCCGGCCGCCCAGGCCGCCCCGGTCCAGTTATTGGCCAAGAGATCTGAAGTAATGACGTACTGGCCGACGGCCCAGTTGGTCGACGGGCTGGCCGTCACGCCGGCCAGGGCGGCCAGGTTGGCCGGCGTGGTCGACCCCGACGGGGTGAAGTAGCCGGGCGCCCCGGCCACCGCCCCGGTGGCGGCCACCGCCCCGGTCGTCCGGGTCGGGGGGGCCGAGAGGTTCCAGTCGATCGCCACTTCGCTGGCATTGCCGGCGTCGCCGCCCAGCCACAGGTACGGGGTGGGCACGGCCAGGCCGGAGATGATCGGATTGTCGGCCGCGGCCACCCGGGAGGCGTGGGGCCGGGCCTTCCAGGCCACCGGGGTGCCCGAGGTGACGTAGCCCTGCCAGGCGGCGTAGAGGACCGAGTCGACCGAGCCGGCGCTGAAGTCCTGGTACAGGGTCGCCCGGAGGTGGTACTTGGTCGTGCCCGGGGTGTCGTACTCCCCGCAGAAGGTCGTGATGGTTACTTGTTTGACTTCCGGGAAGGGCGCCTCCAGGTGCTTGACCGCACAGCTCAAATTCGTGCCCGCGAGCTCGAAGTAGCCGTCGTTCAGGACGAGCGGGGTGATGGTCGGCCCGACCGGGTCACCGGCCGCGGTCAGGCTCACCTCGGGCGGTGGTTCCTTGGTTGCGGTTGCCATGTTCACCTCACATGTGGATGGTCAGGATCAGCTCGGCCAGGAGCAGCTGGATACCGCCCGCCCCGGTCACGTTGCGCCAGTTGCGGATCTCGGCCGGCCAGGCGGCGGCGACGCTGTGCTCGAGCGTCGGGTCGGCCAGCACGGCCTGGCGGCAGACGGCGATGATGTCCTCGAGCGCCTGCTCCTGCTCGATCCCCGAGGCCACGATGACCGGCAGGGTGACCTCGTCGACGGCCACCGCCGCGGCCGAGCACAGCACCGGCTGGGGCCGGGAGATGACGATACAGGGGCCGTTGATGATCTCGGGCGGGGCGGGGTGGACCCGGAGGCCCTCGGTCGCAGCGGTCAGCATGTCCACCAGGGCGGCAGCCACGGGGGCGCGGGACCAGGTCATGTCAGCTGCTGGACGACCATGACCGTCTGGTCGACGGCGGCGGCGACGGTGGTGAAACCCGAGACGATGTTGGCCAGGACCTGGATACTCAGAGTGTCGCCCGCCGCGCAGTTGACCACGGTGGAGACATGCACCTCAGGGGCGATGTTCGACGCCTGATTGTTGTTGGCCCCCCGCTGGTAGGAGGCGCTGTTCTTGTAGACGGCGATGAAGGTGGTGGCGGCGGTCGTCTGCGTCGGGCAGGCGACCGAGCCGGACACGAAATAGCGCCCGGTGGCCGGGCAGGTGTAGAGCCCGGTCGAGGTGGCGAGGCCGGCCGAGCCGGCCTCGGTGGCGCCGTAGGTGATGGTCGTCCACGCGTTCTGGGGGATGACCTGGCCGGCCGTCGCCCAGGCATGGGCCCAGCCCTTGGCGGCCGGGCTGGCCCAGGCCGCGGCGGTGGCCGAGCTGGCCGTGATGACCTGGCCGCTCGACGGCGTGCCGGTCACGGCCACCCCGTTGACCTTGGCCACGCTCGGCCCGGGATAGCTGCCCGATAGGTCGCCCGAGGCCGCCCCGGACGGGGGCAGGGTCGAAGGGATGGTGGGGGCGGCCAGGAGACCGTGATCGTGATCGGCCCTGGCGTAGCTGGTGGAGGTGCCGACGGCCGAGGGGGTGGAGTAGGCGTCGGGGCCGACGACGGTGGTCGCGGCGGCCGGCGGAGCCGCCGGGGCGGCCGGGCTGCCGTGGGTGTGGTCGGAGCGGGCCAGGGTGCCGGCCACGCCGATGGCGCTGGCCAGGCCGAAGGAGGTCTCGGCCACCACGGCCGCGCCGAAGGCGGGCACCGGGTTGGCCGGCAGGCCGTGGACGTGGTCGTTGCGGGCGTAGTTGGTGCCCGTCCCCACCACCGAGGCAGCACCGAAGGCGGGCGGTCCGGCCACGGTGGTGGCCGGCGGTGGCCCACCGCCACCGGCCGAGACGGTCTGCCAGGAGGTGTCGTAATCGGTGGCGCTGTTCTTCTCGAGCACCTGGCCGGTCGTCCCGCCGGTGGGCACCCCCGGACCGGCAGGCCCTGGTGGCCCGGCAGGCCCTGGTGGCCCCGGTGGCCCGGAGGTGGCACCCCCGGGATAGACGGCCACGTTCGGCACCCCGGGGGCGGCCACGGCCACCCCGGCGGTGGCCGGCAGGCCGGCGGTGGCGCCGTGGGTGCTCTGGCCGACGGTGACGCCCGGCTGGCCCGGCGTGGCCACGGTGGCGTGGGGCTGGCCGGAGCCCCCGGCCTCGGCGTTGCTCATACGCTCACGTCCCCGGACACGCTGACCGTCCCGGCGGCCAGGGTGGTGATGGTCCCGGCCGTCGCCGTCATCTGGCAGTCCCAGGCACAGGCGGCCGGCAGGGTGGCCGAGCTGGCGTTCGGCAGCGTGAGGGTGACCACGTTGGTGGCCACCGAGGTGGTGAAGCTGGCCAGCAGCGTCGCCGCCCCCGGGGCGGTGCGGATCTGGGCCTTGAACGTCGCCCCGGTCAGGCTGGCCGCCGAGCCGTCGGGATTGGTCACGGTGAGGGTCATGGTGAAGTCGTCGCCCTTGTAGAGCAGCAGGTTGACGGCGGCCGGCAGGGCCGAGAGGACCTGGGTCATGCGAACACCACGGCCAGGTAGGGGGCCAGCTGGCTCTCGATGTCGGGGTCCTTCGGCCCGACCCGGATCACGCCTAGGTCGCCCCAGCCCACGGTGCCGTCGACCGAGTCCCGCCTCCGGTACAGCCGGCCGGCCTCCATGACGGCGACGGTGAAGAGGGGGTCGGGCAGGAAGGCCGACCCGCCCACGGTGGTGTAGAGCGGGTCGGCCCGGTGCGTGACCCAGGCGATGGCGGCGGCCAGGAACTGGGTCACCACCGGGTCGTCGGTGGTGTCGGTCCCGAGCCGCAGGTAGGCCTTCACGTCGGCCAGTTGCGGCCAGCCGGTCGCCATCGCCCGGTCCGTTACTTCCTCGACCGGGGCGTGCCCGGGCCTCCGGCCGTCTCGGCCGGGATCTCGCCCTCGGCCGCCGGCTCCTCCTCCTCGGCCACGACCGGGGCCGGGATGGTGGTGCCGGCGTCGATGCGGAGAATGGCCGACGGGTAGCGGCCGAGCACCGGGGCGGCGTAGCCCCACACGCCGAGGCGGATCGAGCTCGGCCCGAGCACCTCTTCGTATCTGAAGTTGAAGGTCGAGCTCTCCAGCAGCAGCAGGTCGTCGACCTTCACGATGTAGATGTGGTTGTCGACCCCGGCCCAGGACGGGATGCAGTTCAGCCCGACGACCTCGCCCGCGATGGTCCCGTACTGGGTCGCCTCGCCGAGGCCGTAGGCGTTCACGGGCCCGTGGTAGCCGGTGGTGACCAGCGGCCGGCCCTGCTGGTCCTTCTGCTTGGCCAGAAAGGCCCAGGCGCCGGTGGAGAGCAAGACCACCCGGGGCGGCATCTTGCGCCGCTTGATGATGCTGGCCGAGCCGTCGATGAAGGCGTCGGGCAGGTTGGTGTAGACCGGGGCGGTGCCCGGGTAGGTGATGACCCCGGCCAGGCCCGAGGGGGCGCTGAGGGCCTCGAAGGCGCTGACCACCGCGCTCTCGATCAGCTCGTTGTAGGCCCCCATGATGTCGGCGTAGATGATTCCGTCGACCGCCGGGTTGGAACCGTCGACCAGCTGGCGGGACACGTCGACCTTGCCGGTGTAGGTCACCGGGTTGGTGGTGATCACGTTGGCGTTGAAGCTGCCGTCGGCCGGGGCGGCGTTCTCCGACGCCTGGGCGGCCGGGGCGGCGCCCGGGGTGACCTGCTTTCCGATGTTGACCGGGTTGGCCGAGTCGATCCCGACCCGGCGCAGGGT